ATGCCATCCGCGTCGAGCGTGCGGTCGAGGACAGGGACGTCGTGCGCGGTTTCGCCGAGACCACCCACGCCGCCAAGTCCTGGAAGCGGCAGCGCCGCTGCGGCTGATGCGGGAGAATGGCCTGCTGTTGCCGCACCGTCCTCTGCCGCACCGTGATGCGGCCCATGACGGCCGCATCACCACCGCCGCGCCAAACCTGATGTGGGGAACCGACGCGACCCAAATCCCGACTGTCCAGGATGGCAAAGTCTGGCTGTTCGCCGTCGTCGAACACTGGAACGCCGAAGGGATGGGATGGCACCTTGCCAAGATCGGTGATCGTTACGCCGCGGCCCAGGCCGCCGGCATGGCGGTCAAGACCGTCTTCGGCGCCGTCACAGGCGGGATCGCTCGTGGTGTCGCGCTCCGCCACGATCACGGCAGCCCATTCATGGCCGATCACTTCCAGAACCAGATCAAGTTCTGGGGCATGGCACCGAGCCTTGCCTTCGTCGCCGAACCCGAAACCAACGGCGTTGCCGAACGCTTCTCCCGAACCTTCAAAAAACAGGTCGTCTATGGCCGCATCTACCACGACGTCCCCGCCGCCATCAGGGCATTCTTCGAGCGCTACAATCACCAGTGGCTCGTCGAGAAAAATGGACTACGCAGTCCACATCAAACCCGCCTCGCCTGGGAGCAAGCCAGCATGAAGCACGCTACTTAACTCAAACTTGTGTCCAAAGAACCGGGTCCGGTACACGCACAGGTGCGGATGTGGCTTCAATTCACCGCGACCTCACAGAAGTATCCAGGTTCAATTGACTCGCATACCCTCAGGACGGACACTGAGTGCTGTCGCGGCTCAAGACGCGGCGAGCTCCGTCCAAGAGAAGGATGACCGTCCGTCCGCCCCATCCCCACTGACATGATTCCAGCAAGCGTGGTTATGACTAGCCGACGCCTGTCCGGACCTGAGGTGGCAAGCGCAAGGAGACCGCGATGACAGAAATGATCATACCGGGTACATACATCGATGTACGCGCGGAGGGGTTGATCTCCGCAGGCGGCGTCGCGACAAGCATCGTTGGCATGATTGGCACCGCGAGTTCCGGGCCGGTCGGGACTCCTGTGATACTCTCGAACTATTCCGATGCGCGACAGCTCTTCGGTCTGCCCGACAACTATTCGCTTCCCAACGACGGCGCCAATCCTTTGACGCTGACGCGGGCGCTCCAAATGGCGTATGCCAACGGCGCCAGCAACGTCGTCGCCGTGCGGGTTGCCAGCGCACACGCGGCCTCGGCCAATTATGCGCTCAAAGATTCGGACGGCAACACAGTGGCTACGCTTATCGCGGCCACGCCTGGCACCTGGGGCAACGACATCCAGATCTCGATCGATGATGCCAAGACGCCGGCGCGTGTCGTCGCCGAGAAGCAGACATCGTCCTTCTCCGCACTGGCCTATCATAGAGTCCTGCCTAACCCGCAGAACCGCATCCAGGTATGGCGCGGGGACACGCGGCGTGTCGATACCTTCGACATCGTCTACCGATTTGTGGTGACCGGCGAGGCAGTGGTGAAGGATGGGGGCGGGACCTTCCAACTTGCCAATCGAACGGTGGCGCAGGTCGCCTCGATTAATTCTATTGTGGTGCTGGACGCGACAGGAAATCCGGTGCGAGCCTATGGCGCCAATCCACCCACCGGGGTGACGGCTGGTACCATCATCTATGACCCTGCTAATACGCCGGCACTGAATGAGGTTCGCATCAATCCGACCACGGGCGAGCTTGCATTCGAAGCAACCCAAGTGCCGACGGGCGGCCAGACCGTCAGTGCAACCTATGCGGTAGATCATGCGGATCCGGCAGCTGGACAGGTACTGATAACCGCCTGGACCGGGCATCTGGATTTCCACACCGGCGAAGCACCGCGCGCCGCCGCGGGCGACGTGCTGACTGCCAATTACCTGGTCGAGGCGGCCGACAGCGTTCAGGTCACGCTGACCTGGGGAACCGTCAAGGAGTCCTACGTCGTCACAGATGGGAACATGCTTGCCTCGGTCGCCACCGGCTTGAGCCTCGTCAAAGCGAGCGTCGATGCAACGCACGGATCCACCAAGCCGGCCACCGGTATCGTGGCGTATTTCGGCACAGGTGGCAATGTCGGTGGTGCCGACGGCGCCGATGCCGGCGCGGATGAATACACGGCTGGCCTCGGTGCCATTTCGAATATGGTGGTGAACATCGTCGTCCTGGCGGGACAGGATGCCAAGACGATGGGATCAGTCTTGGTCGGGCATCTCAACACAACGGCTGAGACCGACCTGGAGCGTATAGGCGTCATCGGCGCGCCCGGTAATACCGTTGCGGACTTCCTTGGGCACAATATCGCCGAAGATCGTGTGGTGCTGGTGGCACCGGGGATCCGCAATCCGGACGGATCGACGTTGCCGCCCGCTTACACCGCCGCGGCGATCGCTGGTCTCATCGCTTCGTTCCCAGTCCAGACCAGCCTCACCAACAAGGCGGTAAATGTGCCCGACATCACACTGACTGCGAACCGAGGCCAGCAAGAGCAGCTCATCGAACGCAATGTCCTGACTATCGTGCAAAAGGAAGGCCTTCGCGTGCTGAAAGGAGTGACGACTGAAGGAGTCGGTCAGCCGTTCTCGGCCATCCCTACCCGGCGCATCGTCGATTATGCGAAGTACGGTGTGCGTTCAGCCGCCAATCCCTACATCGGTCGGCTCAACAACTCACGAGTGCGCGGCGCGCTTAAAGCAACGCTAGATACGTTCCTGACCGGACTGGTCCAGGACGAGGCGCTGACCGCCTATACGCTTGACGTTACCGCGACCCGCGCACAGGAGATCGCCGGCCAGGTTAACGTCGTGATGGCGCTTCAACCTACGTTCAGCATCGACTTCATCCGCGTCGTCATGACGCTGCAGTAACACGGAAGGACCTAGCCCATGCCTAACGGTGTGTTGCGCGCCATCGACGCGGTCCTGGTGCTCGGTGTCCAGGATACGTCCAGCCCTGAAGGCAAGGCGGCGGACGCGTTGGTCTCGCAATACGACCTATCGAACGTCGTCGGTCGGTTGACCAATGTCTCGATCAAGGCCACCAGCGACGTGCGACCGTTCTACGAAATCGGTCAACGCTATCCGACGCATCTTCGGCCAGGGATTCTGCAGGTCTCGGGTTCAGCAGAGCGAGCGCATGTGAACGGCGCACTGCTGCGCCTCCTGTTGGGAGATGGCGCGGACAGTCCGCCAACCGGTCCGGCGTTCGTGCAGCCTTCGTTCAACTTGATCTCGACGCTCAGGGATCCATCGCAGCCGACGGGGTCCACCAAGGTGACAGTATTCGGCGTGAAGTTTGACAGCTGGCTCTACACCATCCCGGCGGACACCTTCGTGATGGAGGCGATCACGTTCCAGGCGATGCGTGTCGCCTATGAGGAGACTTGATCCCCAACAAACAGGAGCGCGGGGAACGCCGATGCGGGCAGCAAGAGACCAGGCCACAACCAGGACAGTGGAGCGAGACTTCCTGACCGCACAGGAACTGCTGGCAGGAAGCCTGCTGATGCACGACGTCGTGGTGCCGGATGCCGTGCTACGTCCCAACGAGGAGCCCAGTGGCGCCAGCGAGGCGTTGGTACGCCTGCGTCCACTTACAGTGGCGACGCTCGCGCTCATCGCCAAAGCCGCGCGCGAGGATCCCTCGTTGGTCCCGCTGCTGATGATCAAGGAGTCGCTGGTCGAGCCGGAAATGGGGCTGGAGCAGATTCGTCAGATGCACGCGGGCCTCGTCCGCTACCTGACCGCCGCGATCAATCGTATTTCCGGCCTCGATCCCAATGACAGTTCGCTACGCGCGGTCGCCGCCTCCGCGATGGGCGAGGCACATGTTCAGCTTGCTCTGCACTTCGGTTGGACGCCGGCCCAGGTAGCAGAGCTGACGCCAGGTCAGGTGGCTGCATATCTCGCCGGCATCAAGCGTTTGCAAGACGCGGACCGGGGCAGCGCCAGATGATGTCGTCGCTGCAGCAGGAAGCCGAAAAGGCGATGTCGGCAGCACGCGAGTTGCTCGGGCTCGCAGATCTCGCGTGGCTCGATCGGCCGTATGCTAACGATGGCGGCGACCCTACGGTGATGTTGGAGCACTTGCTTGAACAATTGCTGCATCCCGGCTCCGCCGCCCCTGTCGCGGAGTGGGATGACGAGGTATTGCGGCGATACCGGGCGCTTACCGATGCGCCGATCATTCGGCCGACGCGGCGGAAACGCGGAGCGATAGCAGGACCGGCAGAGCCACTGCCGGAGTTTCGCCAGCCCGCGGTGGATCCCGTGCGTGAATCGCCGTCCCGAGCGCAGCCTGCGCAGGCAGACGCCAGCACGGCGCGTCATTCGTCTTCGGCAGCGCCACCAGCGAAATGGTCGGGCGGGACCAGCTCGGCTCTGTTCCGTGTCGGGACGGCTGTTGGCCGCCGCGCGGTCACGGCGACCGGCAGCGAGCCGAACCCGCTCCGCACGCCGCTCAATCCATCCGCGGCAGACGGGTCGACACAGGATGCCGCGGTCCTGGTGCCATCCGCTAGGGTCCGAGACGTTCGTCGGCAAGCGGATGCACAGAGCCCTGGCCGACCGTCTCTGGCGACACCTGTGGAGGTCGCACCGCCGGTGAACGCGGCGCATGTGCTGCCGTTCGCACGGTCGCCAGGCGGCCCGGCGTCGACCACCCCTCGCCAGCTCACGACATTGCCCGAGCTTCAAGGGCTGCTGTGCTCCGTCGTAGCCGACAGCCAGTCGCGCCGCGAGCCAATTGCAGAGGCGCCGCCGGAAAAGTCCCGTCGTGTTACCGCCAGTGCACCGCGGCAGCAACAATCGTCCCCGGACCGCGGGCTGCAGTTCCCGCTGATCGCTACGCCGCACGCTCCTGAGGAACGCCATGATGCAGTCAACATCGGCGGCAGTGTTGTTCCGCCGATGATAGATCCGCTTCGCGATGAGATGTTGCTCGACCGCCTGCTGGACCGGTTCGAGGAGCGACTGCGGGAACAAGCAATCCGGCATCTCGGCGTTACGGGAGGATTGACCTAGATGGCGCTGGAGCTTGCAGGCATTGTTCTGGACAAGCTCGTAAGCATCGAGGCAACTGAGGGCGCGCGCTTCGTTCGTCACGTGGTGCCAGGCCTAAACGGTGAATACCTGCAGGACCTCGGTCGTCCCGGCGTCCGCATCCGCATCTACGGAATCTTCTACGGCGACACAGCGTCAGACGATTTGAAGACGCTGCGCGGGCATCTGCTGGATCGCCAGCCGATCGACTTCCTGTGCGAGTTGACGGGACAGGGCTACTTCACCCAGGTCGTCGTGAACGATCTCAACGTCTCACAGCGTGCCGGGCAGCCAGACCAGTTCGACTTCACCTGCGTGGTAACGGAGTACGTGCCGCCACCGGCGCCTCCCGCAGCCTATCCGGTGGCCGACCTCGATGCAGGCATCCTTGGCGAGGCTTCCTCGCTGATGGACGACGCGCAGAATGCGCTCGCGCAGGTTGCTGGCCTCGCCAACCTGCTGTCAGGCGCGGCTGACTTTGGCAATCCGACGACGCGCCTGCCTTCAATGCTCGATTCGTTCACCAGTGCGGCCGGCGGTGCCGCGTCCGTCCTGTCCGAGATCGGATCGCTGCTGTGAGTGGCGCCACGGCATCACTCCCCGATCTGCATGGGGCGACGAACGCGAGCCAAAACGCGCAGTCCGGGTTGACTGGCTTCCTGAGTATCGCAACCTCGCTGGCGACCGGCTCCGACGATTCTCCGCTGCACGGCGTCACCCAAGCCTTGGGCGGATTGGACGGCGCATTGCAGATCGACACCAGCGGGCTTTCCCAGCGCCTGCCGCAGGCGCTGACCACGATCCAGAATGCGTTGCCCGCGGATGCGCTGCGGTTCGTCGAGGAGCTCGAGAACAGCTATCAGCAGGTCAGCGACTTTCTATCCAACAGCGAGTTGGTCAAGCAAATCCATCCGGGATCGAGTCTCGAGCAGGTCGGCCTGGCGCTGATCGACGACATCCTGAACCTGTTTCACACCCGTCTCGGTTCGCTGGGTTCGTCGGTATTCGATCCGCAGACGATCGACAAGGTGACGACAGCGATGGCGACGATCGACGATCTGGCCGGAAAGTCAAACGTTCCTGCCGATGATCTGCTGGAATTTCTGTCGCAGAACCTGCTGGGTGTCGAATCAAACCTGCTAGGCGGCGCGAACGCCCATCTGAGCTCCGCGCTCACTCTCCTCGATCCGTTCTCCAGCGCCTCGCTCGATGCGCATATCACCAGCGTGAGCAATTCCGTAACAACAGCATTCCAGGACCTGATCAATGCGCTGAAGACCTTCGATCCAGCCGATCTGTCACAGTATTCGCTGATCGAAACGCTGCTGCAGACGATGAGTGACGCGCTCGACGCGGCCTTCACTGCACTGCAAGCCCTCTACGCTGCGCTGACCACCACAGTTGCCGCGCCGGCGTGGGATTCGCTATTCTCCGGCTACGCCACCGCATTGAACGCGATCCACCTCGAAGGTGTACCGACGGTAGATGATGCCGTCAATGCACTTGCAGGGCTGGTTGAGTCGGTGCTCTCGCAGCTCACCACGAGCCTGTCGCCGCAGGACCTCGCCATAGAGGTCGCCGCCGTATCGGCATCGATCCACGACCTGTTCGCGCAGTCGGCGCTGTCGCAGGTGCGGCAGATCCTGATCGACTTCGTCGGCAAGGTTCAAACGGCGATCGAGGGAATTCCCACCGACCAAGTGCAGAGCGCGGTCGAGGGAATGTTGCAGCGAGTGCATCAGGAACTCCAGGATCTGGGCATCGACCGGATTCGCAGCACCATCCAGAATGCGTTCCAGGCTGCGCACGACTTCGTAGATCACAACATCGGCGGTGACCTGCTGGGGGGCGTTAGTGACGCGTTTGCGTTGGCCCTGCACCAGTTCCAGAACATCCCTATCACCGAGCCGGGTCAGGAACTCGCGACCGCGGTGCAGAGCGCCGGACAAGTGATCCAGGACCTGGAGACCCGCCTGTCGTCGGCGCTCGATGAGGTCTCGAACCTGCTCGCCACACTAGATTGTGTGGACTTTCGCTCGGTCGCCGACGAGGTGGTGGACGAGATCTATGCGCTGAAAGCCAAGCTTTCGGGCATACGACCCGAGTCGCTATCGGACGTGGAACGGGTCGCGATCCAGGCGGCGCTGTCGGTTCTGCGCTCGATCGATCTGGAAGGCATGGTCGACAACGAGCTGAAGAAGGGGTTCGCCGCACTTGATGACGAACTCACCAAGGCCGTGCAGGCGATTCTGAACGCCTGGTTGCAGTTGCGCAATCGGATTTGCGGCCTCGATGGCCAGGGGCTGCTGGCTCCGATCACCGGTCTGCTCGACAATGTCAGCAAGGCCGTGCTTGGCATCAACGGTACAATGGTGGTTGCACCGCTGCAGACGTCGATCGATCAGTTGACAACAAAGCTGCGGGCGCTGTCGCCGGGCGCGATCCTTGATCCGCTGCAGGCTCCCTACAATCAGATGATGCAGACAATCCAGCGGGCCAGTCCCGACGTCTGGGTGCAGCCGCTGCGGGCACTCTATACCGAGATTGATCGTCTGATCGCGCTGATCGACATCACGCCATTGCTGACCACGCTCGAGAAGAAAGAGAAGGAGCTCTTCACGCAGGCGCAAAAGACGATTTCCGAGGCACTCGATGCGGTTCACTTGCCGGCGCCGGTGGACGCCTTTTACGCGCAGATGAAGACCCTCATGCTGGGGCTGACCGATGCCATTTTCGGCGATCCGGACGGAACGCTGCATCAGGTGAACCTGACGCTGGCCACGTCAGTGCGTCCCAGTACGCTGTTCCAGCCACTGGATATCGCGTTCGATCGACTGGTGGCGATGGTCGATGGGCTGCCAGCCGATCAGATCGTGGCAGCGCTGGAAGCGATCCGCCAGCATATCGGCGCAGCACTGCCGGGCATGGATCCGGCGAACATCCTTGCCACCATGCGTTCGGCGCAAGGGCGCATTTCCGCAATCTCGCCCGCCGGATTGCCTGGCATCGTGGCGTTGCCGGCAATGCGCGCCAGCCTGGGGGTCCAGCTCTCGCTATCCAGTGACAACCGCGCTGCGAAGGCATCGCTGCTGGCACGGTTCGATGCCGTGCTGGCGCCAATCGATCTGAGCGTGGACAGTTCGCGCCTCCGGCAACTGACCACATCACATCAGGCACTCGCCACTGCGCTGCGCCAACGGATCAACGGCCTCGACAGCTCGGGTGCGCAGGCCGCGTTCGAGCGCCTGATCGCGGGACTCGCACGGCTGCTGCCTGACTTCCTGCGCCAGTCGACGCCACTTGACTTGGCGGCGGTACATACCGGCCTGGCTACGCTGCGTCCTTCGACCAAGGCACGCCGCATCGATCTTGCGGTGGATCGGTTCCTGGCGAACCTTGCTCAGCTGCAGAGCGCGCTGGGCGACACGGTGACCGGCTTCTTTCAGGAGATCCGGAAGGCGGCGTTGGTTCTGCATCCAGGCGGGCTGAAGGAAGCGGTCGCCGACGTCTACACTGCGCTGCGTCAGAAGCTGCATGTGCTCGATCCGGATCAGCTCGCGTCGTCGCTGCGCACCAACGTCTGGGATCCGCTGATGGATCCGCTGCATGCGATCGATCCGTCCGCGCTGAAGGCAGAGCTCAACGCGCTATTCCAAGACCTGGTGGCAAAAGTCACCGGCGCGGTCTCCGGTCTGCTCAACCAGATCAAGCAGGCGGTCGACGCCTTCCTGGCGCAGGTGCGGCAGGCGCTGACCCAAACGTTGAACGCTCTGAAAACGCAAATCGCTCAGATCGTCGCTGGCGTGAAGGAGATCCTTGACAAGCTCGATCAACTGCTGGTCGACGATCTGTTCCATCGGTTTCTTAACGTGCTGGTGAATCTGGAGACCAGCTTCAATCAGCAGCTCGACCGCGTGCGCAACGAGTTCGACGCGATGGTGAAGGCCGTTCCGCTCAACTCATCCGCGGCAGTGGCGGCATGACGACGGCGCTGGAACACATCCGAGCTTGGCAGGCGGTACAATCCGCCGGCGGCGCAGTCCTTGCCGATCATGGGCTGCCTCTAGAGGTACGCATCGGCCAGGCGCTGTCCTGCTACACCTGGGAAGCTGGCGAGTTGTGTGACATCGTCGAGCCCGACGGCACTCGTTTCCACTATGATTACGGCGCCGATGGACGGTTGGTGTCGGTCCGCAGGAATGACTGCCCGTGGGCGGACTTTCGCTATGACGCCACCGGCAGGTTGACCGAAGTGGCACGCCCCGATGGACCACTGGTGCATGCCTATGACGAGCAAGGCCGGCTGGTGCGGACGCTGCGAGGCGATGCAAGCCCGTTCGTCTATCGCTGGGATGGCGATTGGATCGCGGCTGTGCAATCGGATCGCGAGGATACCCGCCTCCGATATGACGCGCTGGGCCGGCTGATCGGGTTCGAGCAGATTGTCGACGGACATCGGCTTGCTGTCGCGTTCAACTTTGATGGTGGCGGTCGACTGATCCGGGTCGATTTCCCCGATTGGCAACAGACTATCGGATATCGCTGGGACGCCCGTGGCCGGCCGGCAGCAGTGGCATGGAACGGCCGTGAGCTTGCCCGCTTTGGCACCGACGACGCCACGCGCTTGGCGTGGCGCGACGGTGCGGACAATATCCGCAACGACACCTGGAGCGATCCGCGGGACGGCCGCGCGATTCGCCAGGCGCTGAGCCGCGACGGCCGCGAGTTCTGGTGCCGCAATCTTGTGCGCGACGATGCTTTCCGTTTGGTGCGCGAAGGGACCCGCAGCTACGCATATGACACGGCAGGACGCCTGAGCGAGACCCGCGATGGCGACCACGTCCGGCACTATGCGTATGATGCGATGGACGACGTTATCGACGATGCCGGTCCGCAGGTCATGCAGCGCGACGCCGCAGGCCGCATCACCCTGGTGCGGTGCGGTTCGATAGAGCGCGTATTCCGCTACAACCAACAAGGCGAAATGCTGGATGCGCTGGTGGATGGCACCCGTGTCGCACGCTGCCTCTATGACCATAAGGGGCGCCTGGTCCTCAAGGCAGGACCTGGCGGCACTGAGCGCTACTTCTACGGCGCAGACGACGCGCTGCTGGCGATGGCAGATGGCGATGGCCGCCCACGCTTGATATTCCTCCGCCTGCCGACGGGCATTATTGGGATGGTGGATTTCCGTGCTTTTTCCGAAGGTGAGGCGATCGGATTGCACTGCGACACGCACGGCAATCTGGTCTTCGCCAGCCGCGCAGACGGCCGCATCGAAGGGCCATTCGACAGTGACTCATACGGCGTGCCGCTGCGAACTGCAGCCGATATCCCATACCTCTATCGCGGGCGGGTCTGGCATTCCGAGCTAGGCCTGTACTGGATCGGTTGGCGCTGGTATGATCCATCGCTGCAGCGATTTCTGACACCCGATTGCTATACGGGCGCACCTGACGATGCGCGCCTGGTTAACCCGTTCCGCAATGCCCGCGACCAGCGGATGGCTCGCACGCAGATCCTGGGTGGTTGGCTGCGACAGCCGCGGCTGCGCAACCGCCACGCCTATTGCGCCAACGATCCCGTCAATCGGTTCGATCCCAATGGCCACTGGAGTTTTGGCGGCGTTCTGTTGTCGTTGCTGGGCGTGTTGTGGACGCTCCCGAACACCGTATTCGGTCTAGCGATCGAGATAAGCTGTCTGCTCGGTGAAGTGGTGCGCTGGCTGGTCTGGCTGTTCTCGGCAGGCCACGTGAGCTGGCAGACGCCCGGCTTTGATGTCGCGGCTTCGGGGCGTCTGAATGCGTTTGCCTTGGTGTTCAAGGGCGGTTGGATTGGATCGTTCGATAGTCTCCTTGGCATCACGTTCGGCAACGTGATCTTCGTCAACGGCGAATACGAGACCCATCCGGCCTGGCAGGCATTGCACGATCCGGTGGCGCCTCCTGCGTATGGCGGCTTCGTCACGATCCCCAAGAGCCAGGCGCGTTACGAGCACGAACTGCGGCACGTGAACCAGTACGGCTGGTGGGGGCCCTTCTTCCACCTCGGGCTGCCGCTCTTCGGTATTTACGAGTGGGACGTGATCCTCAACGGCTACCATAACGCGAGTCTTGAGAAGGACGCGCGCGACTATGGGGGCTTCTGATGGCCGGCCTGCGACCCGCATTCTCGCTTACGGCCGGCAGCCTCGCCTCGGATTCGTCCTCGTCGGTCGTGGGGCCGTCGCGGTTCGTGGTCGAACGCAGCCTGGATATACCGATCGATGGTCTGCGCGTGATGTTGGCCGAAAGTGCCGGCGTGGTGCCAGGTGATCCAGTGCAGCTCGATCTCGGCGATGAAGATGGGAAGGAGCGGGTGTTCACCGGCAGCGTCGCCGAACTACGGCCGCGGTTAGGCGGATGCGGACTGTTCTGTGTCGGCACGATGCTAGCCCTGGTCGACCTGCGCGTTTCATCGTTCTACCAGGGGCAGAGCGCCGGGGCCGTGGTGCGCGATCTGATCGGTCAGGCGTCACTCGATGAAGGTGACATTGCTGACGGGATCGATCTCCCTCGCTTCGCGGTCGACCGTCGCGCCAGCGCTTATGCACAGTTGCTGCACCTGGCCGTGCGCCTGGGCTATTCGCTGTTCTCGGATCGCGAAGGGAAGGTTCACTTCCGCGGATTGGGCTCGGCGGCAAATCTCGATTCGAGCGATGGCGCACTCGGCGGTCTCGCGTCTGCCGCTGCCGGTGCCGCTTCGGCATTAGGCCTCAGCAGCAGTGGAACGTTTCGCTACGGCAAGCACCTGCTGGCCGCCGCAGGACATTTGCGCCCACCATTCAGCCGTACGCTCGTGGTCGGCAGCGAAAGCCCGATGTCCGGTCAGGGCGAGGACAAGAGCTTTTGGCTCACCGTGACCGACACCGACTTCGATGCCTCGTCCGGCGATGGCGACGAACTGCTGGTGATCGATACCGCGGCGCGCACCAAGGACATGGCGGCGCGTTTCGCCGCTGGCTACGCCTCAAGCTTCGGGCAGCGCAGCCGCGAGATCCGCCTGACGGTGTTGGGTATGCCGGCACTGGAGCTCGGTGACGCCACCGGCGCCGCGGATGCACCGGAAGCCGGCCTTAACGCCTCGGGTTTCGTTAAAGCCCTGCGACACCGCTTCAGCGTCCAGGAAGGATTCCAGACCGACATCACCGTCGCCGTGGATGGAGGCGCATGAACGAACTGCTCGATCTCGTACGCCGAACCGTGCGGGAAGAGCTGGCTCGCCGGCGCGGGCCTCTGCTCGCCATCGTGACGGCGCTCACCACGCACGAAAGCGACGGTGACACGGCGAACTATGAAGCCGACGTGCGGCTCAAGCATGACGGCCTAGAGATCGCCCAGGTGCCGATCGCCGTGCCGCATATCGGCGTCGCAGCGCCGCCGCGCGTCGGTGATCTGGTGGTAGTGGAGTTCCTGGACGACGACATCCAGCAACCCATGGTGACCGGTCGCTTCTATCACGACCAGGAACGGGCGCCGCTGTTCAAACAGGACGACATCCTGTTCGAACACCGCGTGCCGGACGGTACGGTGAACCATCTGCGCTTTGCCAGCGACGGCAGCATCTTCATGCAGCGCGACGTGAAGAAGCGAGAGGATAACAGCGACTTCCTCGCTGGCATCCGAATCGATCCGCAAGGGCTGATCGAGATCAAGACCGGCGATGACATCGTGATCGCTCTGGATCAGCCGAACGGCAAGATCTCGGTGCTGTGCAAGGGCAAGCCCGTCGAGCTCACCTGCGACAAGCTGACGGTCGACGCGGACGTGGAGATCAAAAAGACACTCACTGTCGAGGGCGACGGCACCATCAAGGGCACCGGCAAGATCAGCAGCGTGACGATATCCGGCATCGACATCTCGGGAGGGCCGTGATGGCAGATCTGACGCTGAAGGGCACCCTCAATCTGATGGGAACGCTGACCCTGAAGCCGTCCGGCGGCGGCAAGGTGAAGATTTCCGGCGTGAACGCGCTGGTCGAGGTGAGCCCGAACGAGCCGCCGCAATGTAGTACAGCGCCGCCAGTCATCCTGCCGCCACCGCCTGGTGTGCCACAGCAGCCATTGCCGACAGTGTGGATCGTCAATAGTTTCAACCGAACCGTGAAGGCCAATTCGAAGTGCCTGGTCGCCCTTGGAATGGTGATGCAAGGAGCGCCCGGTACGCCGATTTGGCCTGGTATGATGCTGCCAAGCTCGAGCAATTCCACCGTCACCGTGAACCACGTGCCGATCAACGTGGAGAACGACACCGCCGTCATCTTTCCGTCCGGCGGCTCTGCCGCATTCAGTGTGAGTGGCCAGATATGACCGACCTCGCGCTGCAGATCAGCCAGCCGGTACACGGCACTGGGCTCGTTGGTGCGGGCATGGTGTCGTTAGAGGGTTCGGTCACCGGCAATGTGACCGGGCTGTTCTTCAAATGGTTCTCTTCGCTGAACGCGGCAGCGACCGCCAGCCATCCCGAACTCAACACCGGCGATCACTCCGCTGTGGCGCTCAGCACCAGGGCTGCGCTCGCCGAATTCGGCAGCCACGTGATCGTGCTCGGCGCGGCGGATCAGGACGGCATCGATCTGCCGTCGATTAAGGCGGTGACACGTTCGGCCATGGCGGGCGGAGCACCGCCGCAGGCGCCCGCTCCTTGCGTGGTGCACCGGCTCGTGGCGCAGATCCGTACGCCGGCGTCGGACGGACAGACGCTGTCGAAGGCATCGGCGACGCTCGAATTCCTCGCACCGGTCCGGTGGGCCAAGGAAACTGCGCCGGGATCGGGAATCTGGGTCGCCGACACGGACTATCAGGCGATCAATGGCATCGCCCTGCAGTTGCACCTGGAGCCGACCGGTCCGCCCGCTCCCGCACATACCGCGGACGTCGCCCTCGTCCTTGCGTCGCTGGCGTTCTTTCGTGCCGACGACAAGACGTGGTTTCGGCGCACTGGCCCACTGCCGGCGAATCTCGATACCGGCAGCTACGCGCTCACCCTATCGGCGACGGCCGGCGGTGCGACGGCGTCGGCCTCCCGGCAAGTCGTGCTGACGCTCTGAGGGAACAGGATGCCATCTGACCGGCAAAGATTGTTTGGCAGCGACATCAGCCTCCGCGACGGAGCCGGCGGGGTGGACTTCGCGCTGGGCGGCCCGGTGGGATCGTCGGGCGACCTCACACTCGCTGTTGGCAACGACAACGCTGTCCAGGCACTGACACTCCGTCTACGCGTGCGCAAAGGCGAACTCGCCCTGCTCGGGTGGCCTGACTATGGCTCGCGCCTGCACGAACTGATCGGCGAGCCCGATCTTCCGCGCACGCGGCTGAAGGCGCAGGTCTTTGCCCGCAGCGTCGTGCAGGCGGATCCCCGCGTCAAACAAGTGCAATCGGTTGATGTGGTCTCGATACCCGGCGAGCGCGGCGTGTTGCGCCTCGCCATGTCGGTGCTGCTGATCGACGAGCCGACGCCGTTGAACCTCGTGTTTGACCTCGCACTGGAGGGATCATGATCGAGGTCGGACATCCATTCTCACGACCATTCCAGGATCTCGTCGACTCACTGGTCGACAGTCTGCAGTTCGGGGTGGATCAGCCGGCGTCGCTGGAGCTGCTGTATCGCTTTGGCACGCGAGCCTATCCGCTGCAGGGGCCCGGCCCAGTGAGCGGCCTCGCGGACCAGATCACCGGCTCCGTGGCCGGGAAGCCAGCGATCTTCAACCTCGGCCAGCACTACGTCTATGAGGTCGGTCAACTCGTGTGGCAGGACCTGCCATCGCCAGTCGATCCGGACATCGCTGCTAGTTGGTTCCCTGACGACAATTCCCGCCTGACCGTCGGCTACTTCTTCCGCGACCTGCCATCGGGAATCAGCGACTTCAATGCCGGCAGCGTCGCTGGAACGATGGTGCGGGCGCTCTCGCGCGAGCTGAAGCTGCTCTATGAGCAGATGGATCAGGCGTATCAGCGCGCGTTCATAGACTTCGCCCAAGGTGCCGCGCTGGACAACGTAGTGGCGTTGCTCGGCATCTTACGCAATCCGGCGCTGCTGGCGCAGGGAGAGGTGACCTTCTCGCTGAAGAAGGCGTCACGGGGTGATGTGCCGATACCGAGCGGAACGCGGGTCGCCAACGCGCGTGGCCGCATGTTCAGGGTGACGGCACCTGGCGTCATAAAGGCCAGCCTCGACGAGCCAGCAACGGCTACCGGTGTCGTGGTGCATACCTCACAGGCGATTGGGACGCTTACTCATGTGCGCGTGCAAGGCACCCCCACCGATCTCACGACGGTGCCGACTGCCGCCGGTAAACCGTTTGGCGACGACGAGGCCACGATCACCCTCGCTGCCACCCCGTCATCTCCATCGGTCATTGTCACCTACCAGGCGAAGACCCCCAGCGTGAAAGTGCCGGTGGTAGCGCTCGATCCGGGGCCGGAAGGCAATCTGGGCTCGGGCAGTCTGACGGTCATGCCGACTCCACCGCGCGGCGTCGATGGCGGGGTGGTGAACGAAAAGCCGCTGACCGGCGGCGAGGCGGCGGAAACCGACCTCCAACTGCGGGAGCGCGCCAAGCATGCGTTGGAGCGTGCTGGCAACGCGACGCTTAACGCGATCCGCTACGCAGTGCTCAATATCAAGGGCGTGGATAGCGTCGAGGTGCGGGACTTTTCCATCGACGAGACGATCCCGGTGGGCGAGGTGTGGGTAAGGATCTCCACCGGCAAGCCCGATGAAGTGGGAGCGCTGGTGGACGACGTGGTCGACAAGACGCGCGCCGCGGGCATCAAGGCGCGTGTCGCTCAGGTCTCCACCGTGCTGTTGTCGGGCACGCTGTACGTGATCCCCGACAATACCGGCAGCGGCAGCGACGCCTACGTGCGCTACAAGACGATGGTGGTCGCAGCCCTTTCGGCTCTCGGCATCGGTGAGCCAGTTTCGCCGCGCAAGCTCGCTTCGCTGGTACTCCAGGTAGCCGGACTCGCGGACCTCGGCGAGGGGCAGCTCGATTACGTGCGCGGCAACGATCCGGCGAAGCCGGTGAACACGGATCCGTTCGTGATCGACGCTAGCGAGCAGGCCCGTCCAGATGAGGGCTCGCTCAACGTTGCACCGATCCACGCGTTGGCGGCCTCGGCAGCCTCGCTCGCTGGCGACGGAACGCTAACTGTGACGGTACAGATGGTCGATGACGACGGATTGCCGATCCACTTCCGCAATGTACAGTTCGCGGTCCTGGCAACGATACGCGCCAAACCGACCGCGACACCTAACCAGCCGCTGCAACGGGTGGCACAGGTATCCGGAACGGCAACGTTCTTTGCTGTCGATCATACGCAGCCGACGTTCGGCAAAGCCGTGATTGCCAATCTTGAAAGCCTCGATGCAACGACCATCGAAGTGGTCATCCAGGCCGCTGCGTATCCGGGCATCCTACCGGGCACGACGAGTCTGGCAACGTAGGAGAGCGCGTGTCGTTCAAGACCGACAGGCTGGTCGCGCTGTTCCCTGAGGTCTACGCCGCGCGTGAAGGCGATTCTCTGTTGCATCGCTTCCTCGATGCGCTGGGTTTCGAGCTGGTCAATGCCGACATGGCGGTGAAATACCTGCTGAAGTCGCACTGGATCGACTATGCCAGCAATGGCGGTCTCGACGGTCTGGGCGCGTTGTTCGGCGTCACGAGGCGGCTGCTCCCCGATGGCACGCCGGAAGGAGACGATACGTTCCGCCCGTTGGTGAAATCGACGGTTCCGTCGTTCATCGGCGGCGGCACGGTGGAAGCAATCAAGGGGGCGGTACGCGCGGCACTGGGTCTGCCATATGATCTGACACTGTTCCAGCGGCAGCTTGCCGGTCCAAGCGGCAACGTAAGCAAGGGGATTTCCGATCTCGTCGCGGGATTGTCCGCACTCGTGCAGGTCGAGGAATTCTCGCCAAAGAGAGAGACAATCCTTGGCACTGCAGCGCCGACGACCACCGGTAGTACGGTTGCGCTTGATCTCAACTTCACCACCGTGGAGCCAGCGACGCCGCGCATCGAGTGGGAGTTCACGCAAGGTGGCGGACGGCATCTATCGCTGGTACGCCTGGACATCGGCGCAGGAATCCTCTCCAAGGGAGAGTTTGAAGTGCCGCAGGGCGCAGCTCTGGTACTTGCCGGAGAAGGCGTTGCGGGATTTTCGGCGTCCATCGGCACCACTGATGTGAGCGCCTCATTCGCCGCCACCGATGGCACGTCATCACAACTTCTCCAAGTGCCGACGGGTGGTTCCCGATGGATCTTCGCGGCGGCCCGGGCTGGCGAATTCGATATCTCCACGTTCGACCGCAACGAGACCTTTAATGCCGCTGCCTTCACGGTGCGGATGGAGTGGATTCGCTACCAGCCGCTGATGTTCGACGTGGTGGTGCCTTACTTCGTCGATGCCGCGGTCAAACGGATCCTGGCCGGCACCGGCTACGAGAACCGGTTCCGGCCGTTCAGAGGACTATCACTCGACGCCATCCAGAGAGTGGTGGAAAGCAAGCGCGCGGCGGGCGTGCGCGGCATGGTGCAGTATTCGCTGTCGCTGCCGGGAGAGTCGTCTGAGCACACGCCGCCTTGGGAAGACCAAGGCGCGACCGAGGCATTTTCCGCTGCAATCGAAGGCCATCGCGCCGAGCTCCATGACGCCGCTGAGGATCTGCTAGTCGGTGCGTTGGACAGCGCCACGGAATCACACTACGCCACCGAGCACTTCGCGATCGGCGGTGTGTTCAACGTTGCCGTCTTCGACCGCAGTTTCGGGTTCGAATGAGTGACCGAGGAAAAGCAAGCATGCAGGAGACAATGGAGATGCGAGGCAATGTCAGATTGCTGCTGCACGACCTAGGCGGGCAGCTTCTCCTCGACCGCACCCATGCCAACCGCATCGTCAAAACGGGACGTCAGCTTGTTGCGCAGCTCTTCGCCGGGGTCTCCGGAACGCCGCCATCGAGCGTCAGCCACATGGCGGTGGGAACCGGCGCCGACGCCCCGACCGATGACCAGACCGCATTGGTGGCCGAGCGGGCGCGCAACCCGATCGCGACGCCCGTGTATACAGAAATCGTCGATCTCGTCGGCGTCAAGCGGTTCCGGGTGAGCCTGCAGAGCATATTCGATTTTGGTGAGGCCAACGGCACCGATCCCTTGCGAGAGGCCGCGATTTTCAACGCCTCGTCGGCCGGGACGATTTACAACCGCGTGGTGTTCGATCCGGTGACCAAGGCCAATACGTTCAAGCTGACGCTGATCTGGGATATCGTGTTCTAGAAGGAAATCACGCAATGCCCATCACTCCAGATCTCCCGTTTCCGAAAGGCGCGGGCGACGCCATCCGCTCGAAGGATTGGAACGACCTCGTCACCGAGACTCAGCGACTGGACAATGCGAAGGTCAACCGTGCCGGTGACGCGATCACCGGACCGCTGACGATTGCCGGCGCGCTGGCCATCGGCCCGGCTGCCCCAAATCAGAACTTGAGCATCAGCGGTGCAGGCACTACCGGGGTCTATGCCAACATCAAGAACGACAATCACGAAGTGCTTCTGGGAGTGGACGCTGTAGCAATTCTTTCCGCGATGACAGCGAGTGATCTGCAGATTCGGACCAACAACGCGACGAGGGTCCTCGTACAGGCGAACACAGGCAACGTCGGCATCGGAACGACAAATCCGGCTGAGCCTTTGGACGTGAATGGACGATCAAAATCGGGAGCATTGACGGTGGGCCCTTGGCCCCCTAACCCTGCATTCTACGTGTTTTTTGGTGCAAACACTCTCAACCAGGGCGCGGCTGGCAGTTATGCGCTCCTGCAGGGGACGACAGGAGGCGATGAAGGCAGAACATTCCTAAATTCACCGGCCGACATAAGGTTCAGGATCAATAACGCAGATCAAATCGTTTTAGCGAACAGTGGCAATCTCGGCGCGCTCATGGGTTCAAACCCGATTAATTTTACCGGTGGTTGGACCGGTAGCCCTGATCCAGTAACCAATGTAGCCGAAATTTCCAACGACACCGGCGGCTTTAAAACCTTGATGATTGTCGGCAACAAATCGGCCGGGATGGGGCGCCGGGTGTCCGTTTGGGATCGCTTCGAGGTGAACGGCGACGCGTTCAAGTCCGGAGGCGGAGCCTGGAGCAGCCTCTCCGATAAGAAACTAAAAAAGAACATCAGCCCCTTGCACGGCGCCCTAGAGAGGCTGCTGAGTCTCCGCGGTGTGAGTTTTGAATGGAAAGATCCCAA